CCGTGGCGTTGACCTCCACCAACCGTTGCCGGGACTCCAGAGCGGCCTTGTCAGCCTCCAGCTTGTCTTTGAGCCGGTTGTAGACCTCGGGGGAGATTTCGTCATCCAGGTACTTCACGGTCAAGGAGTCCAGCCGGGTCACTGCCTTGGCAAGGTCCGCCTTGATCTGCCCGACTTTGGCCCGGATGTTGACACTTACCGGCTCAGCCGTAACGGTTAGTGCCGCAGAGTCCAGATCGGCAGCTACCGATGCCAGCCACGCGAGCACTGCTGCCTCCACGTAAGGCTCCGAGATGGTGTTGTAGGGGTGTGAGCCCTTCTGATCGGCCAGCAGGCACACGTACCGCTTGTAGATTTTGTCCCCGCGCCTGCTGTTCCCGCCACCCATAACGCCTCCGCAGTGACAGCGCAGGAGCCCGGAGTAGGCATAGGGGGAGTTCTCGGCCCGTGGGCGGCTACCGCGCTCCTCACGGCGCACACGATAGGCACTCCACTCAGCCTCTGAGATGACTGGTTCGTGTGCCCCAGAGACCAGTTCGCCCTTGACCCAGAGGTAGCCAGCCCCGAAGCCCTTATCCAAGAATCTCCTGATGGTTCCTTTGCGCCACCCTGTTTCCGGCTCGAAGCCCTCAGAGGCCGCGTAAGCCCCCAGTTCGTTCATGCTTGATCCTTGGACGTATCGGACGTACAACTGCCGCAGAACAGCCCCCTCGCGCGCGTCAGGGGCATATCCGGCCTCCTTGGTGTAGGTGTACCCGAAGTGCTTGGGCGCGTTGTGGGGCAGGCCGTTCCGAATCCTGCGCGCGTGGGTTTCTTTCCAGGTGTCCCCGATCCGCTCCGACTCAAAGACGGCCAGCTCTGCCAGCATCCCGCGCGCGAACCGGCCTGAGCTTGTGGTGGTGTCCATCGGCTCCGTTGCCGACTCCAGACGACCCCCAATGCTCTCCACCCGGTCAACGGCAATCGCCCAGTCCATCCGGTTGCGACTCACCCGTGAAATCTTCCAGACCACCAGCACATCGGCCTGCTTGTTTTCGATCATGGCAATGGCCTGCTCGACTTGACGGCGTTTCCAGAACCGGCCCGAGAGGTCAAGGTCTTCCAGCGTCTCCACGATGTCGTAGCCGAGGCGCTTGCAGTGGGCCTGTATGGAGTCCAGCTGGATTTCCGGGGACACACCCCCATCCCGCTCTTTCGAGACTCTGACATACGCGACTGCTCTGGGCTTGCTCATGGGCCAATTCTAAATCCGTAGTCAAGAGCCTCTTGCCAACCCTGTAGACCTGTGTGTAGAGTTTCAGCCATACACACCAACACAACCAAGGGGGAGCACATGGCAACACTGGACGTAGAGCGAGTAGAAGAGGCACTCCGTCGCCTCATCTCGGACATTGACTATGACACTCACAAGAGCCTCGATTCGGATGAGGAAACTGGTGAGGATCACTACCCGGACCTCGCTGATGACTTCATGGAGTACTACGAGGCGACTGCGTAATGGCAAGCAGAGCAGATGCCATCCAGGCAGCGGCCACCATCTGGGCCAATTACTGGCTCTCTCAGACAGATACGGCTGATCTGGAACAAACAGCCGCATAAGGTTTTCAAGATGTACCTGAGTGACCGATCAAAAGGAGCTCAGGGAAAAGCCCCGAAGAATGAATGCCGGTGATACACGAAGGCCGGATGCAGGGGCCAAGGGGTGAAGATTGTCAGGTCTTCAACGGGTGCAGTGTCGGCCTAGGGTTCGAGTCCCAACACCCCACAAGAGCAGCATAGGCTCCAGCTTGACTGGATCGATGGCTCTTGCCGGAGGGCGTTAACCTCAACGCCTAGGTCCGTAAGGCGTAAAAGTACCGGGCGAGCAGGATGTGAAGACCCCGGCCCGTAATTGCCAGTCGCTCTTACGGTACGGGGTCTTTGCTTTACTATGCCGAATTGGCAAAGTAGTAAGCTACACAGTATGGAAGATTCCCCGAATACAATGGACGCCCTGACATCGCAGATAGTCGACCTGCGCTTGAAGGGCTATTCCTTCGAGGAGATGTCCGTGAAAATCGGAGTCAACCCAGAGGAAATTGTCAGGACTTGGCGCGAGTACCTGGGCTCAATGTCAAAAGCCAGCCCCGAGGAAGAATGGGTAATCCAGCTCCTCCGCGTTGAGCGCTTCCTAGTTCAAGTCAATGACCGGCTGAAATGGGCTGACAAGGCCGAGGACTATGAGCTGGTCCTGAAAACTCTGGACCGCGTAGCGGCTCTCCAAGGCATCAACAAGGACATGAAGCGGGACGCTCAGGACAAGCTGGTGCAGATCACCAATGCCCAGACCCAGCTGATTCTTCAAGCCGTGTTTGCCCTCGCCACGGCCATGAGCACGCACATCGAAGCAGCCTTTGAGAAGCACAAGACCATCAAGGCCATCAAAGGCGAACTGGCTCCCAGCGTTCTGACCACTCTGTTCACCGCCGAGGCGCAGCGCGTCCTGACACAGGAAGTTCAAGAATCATGAGCGAAGCACTTTATACCCCGGATGTAATTGAAATTCTTGACCTCTTTTATGAGAATGACGGCCATGAGCCCGATTGGGCCGCAATTCGGACCCGGCTATATTCAATGACGGATTCCCACTATTCGGTGGTAATTGGCCTTTTGCGCGCATTCTACGCAATTTACGAAGACCAAGCCGCATTCGACACAATTCTTTACCGCCTGAAGCAGGATTTGCCTGCCTAATGAGTATTCTCGATGCCATGCGGAATGCGTCCAAGGAATTGGAGCAGGCCGCGCTCAATGAGCGGTACAAGACAGACATCGCTCTCTGGGCCAAGGACAAGCTGGGCTACACGCTGTGGCGGAAGCAGGTGGAGATTGCCGATGCCCTGCTGAAGTACAAGCGGGTGGCGGTCAAGTCTGGCCACGGCGTCGGTAAATCCTTTGTAGCATCCATCATCATCGCGTGGTGGGTCGATACCCGCAAAGACCTTGACTCCATCGCTGTCTCCTCGGCCCCGACACAGCCCCAGCTCGGCATCATCTGGGAGTACCTGCGGGATCACAAGATCAAGGGCAAGCTGCTCGGGGAAATCTCGCTCGAAAACGAGTGGAAGTCCGAGCTGAAAGTCCAGCGCGCCTTTGGCCGCAAGCCCTCCAACACCAACGAACACGCCTTCCAGGGCGTCCACCGCCGCAACGGTGTGCTGGCGGTCCTCGATGAGTCCTGCGGCATCCCTGAGACCATCTTCACGGGTGTGGCTGCCATTACCACGGGTAAGTATGACGCCGCGCTGGCCATCGGGAACCCGGATGACATCAACACCCCGTTCGGCAACATCTGGAAAGAGAACGACGACTCGTGGCACAAGATCACGATCAACTCCTATGACTCCCCCAACATCACGGGTGAGCCCTTCCCTGAGGAGGCTTCCGGTGGTCTGGTGACGCGGGAGTGGATCGAGATGCACAAGAAGAAGTGGGGTGAGGATTCCCCGCGCTTCCGCTCCAAGATCCTCGGTGAGTTCTCGATGGACGGCACCAACGCGCTGTTTCCCGAGGGCACGCTGTCAATGGGCCGAGTCACCGAACTGGCCATCAAGCAGGAGTCCAAACCGCGCCTTGGCGTGGACGTTGCCCGCATGGGTGGCGACTACTCGGTTGTTTATGTCTACCAGGATGGTGTGCTGAGGTTTGTGGACAAGTGGAATAAAACCACTTTGACCGAGACCGCAGCCCGAATTGTGCAAATTGCCTTTGAATTAGGTGTTGATGAGGTCCGCATTGACGGCGTGGGAATTGGTGCCGGTGTTTATGAAATGGTGGCCAACAAATCCGAGAGCCGCTTCGAGACAATTGGCATTATCGGCAACGCCCATGCCTCCGATCCTGACAAATGGCTGAATACCCGCGCCGAAATGTATGACACCATTCGGGAAAGAATGCTGAATGGTGGAATTGACATTGATGAAGATGACCGGGACATGATTGATGAACTCGGAGACCTCGAATATCACTTCAAGAACTCGCGCAGTGTTTTGCAGGTGGCGTCCAAAGAAGAAATCCGGGCCAAAACCGGGAAATCCCCTGACTTTGCCGACGCCGCAGCCTACGCGGCAATGGACTTGGCGATTGATCCCACTGACCCGGTGAGCAAGCTCCGTCCGGGGGACGAATACGAAATATCACTGGCAGAAATGTTCAGCGAAATGGAATCGAGCATCAGCCCGATGTGACCTGCTTACTAGTTTCATACTCTTGGTAGACTGTGTAGTAATCAATTCACCAAGGGAGACTCATGGCTAAGTGGGGATTCGGCAATTCAGCCGAGTTGGACGCAAAGACAGCTGCGCAACTCGAAGAACTGAAGGTGGAAAACACTGCTCTCGTGAACGGCATGGAAATCCTTCAGGAGAACATGGCCGACGTGGTGCTGGCTCTGGACAACCAGGGCTGGAACCCGATGGGTGAAGACCTCGACATGACCGAGGTTCCCCTGTACACGATCAAGAAGACCGCGCGCACTACCCGTGCCCTGCTGGTCATCAACCCCCTTGTCAAGCGTGGCATGTCCGTCCGCAAGGCGTACATCTGGGGCAGCGGCGTCGATTTCAAGGGCTTGGACCTCAAAGACAAGTTCATCAAGTCCCCCAATGCCCAGAAGTACCTCATCTCCCCCAAGGCGTGTGCTGAGATGGAGGACTGCCTTGGCACGGACGGCAACTACTTCCTGCTGGCCACCAAGGGCGCGTTCTACTCCAAGCGCGGGCTCATGCGGCTCCCCCTGATCCAGATCACCGGCACGGTCTCGAACCCGGACAACCACGAGGAAATCTTCTTCTACCGCCGTGAATGGCTCCATGTGGTCAACAGTGCCGACACCGAGGCTGAGACCTCCATCATGGTGATCGAGTACGTCCCGGCCATCGACTACGACATGCAGGCCAGTGGCAAGCCGCGCATGATCCGGGGCTACCCGGTGAACTACAACTCCGTCGTTGCACACCACGCGGTCAACAAGCAGACCGGCTGGAAGTGGGGCATCCCTGACATCATGCCCGTCATGTTCTGGGCCAAGGCACACAAGGAGTTCCTGGAGAATCAGGCCACGCTGGTCAAGGCGTACTCCCAGTTCGCTTTCAAGGCCACACTCCCCACCCGCACAGGTGCCGGAGCCGTTGCCACCAAGGTGGCCGCACAGCCCTCCCGAGACCCATTCACTGGCGAGTCCAACGGCGTGGGGAGCACCTTTGTCGGCGCTGGCGGTGCCACGCTGTCCTCGGTGGGCCGCACGGGCGGCTCGGTGGACTTCAAGGCGGGGCTCCCACTGGCAGGGTACGTTGCCGCTGGCCTGAACGTGCCACTGAACGAACTGACCGCCGATGCCGGGGACGCCAACCGCTCCTCCGCTGAGACCCTTTCGGACTCCAATGAAAAGGTCATGAAAGCGCGGCAGGATGAGCACAAGAGGTTCCTCTCCGGTGTGCTGGAATACCTCGGCTACCCGGACATCGACGTGATCTTCCCGCCGATTGCCATGGAAGCTGTCTACCGCCAGATTCAGTCCATTCAGCAGGCTGCAGGTCTGAACGTCATGTCGGACAAGGAAATCCGTGAACTGCTCCTGAAGGCGTTCGACATCGACACCGATGACGGGATGCCCACCGAGGACCAGATGAAGAACCTCCTGCTCTCCATCACGCTCGCGGGTGAGCAGGCTGCTGAGCAGAAGGCTGCAGCCCAGAAGACAGCTGACCAGACGGCAATGGGCGGGGCCAAGAAGCCTGACAGCAGCATGAAGTCCTACGGTGACAACCAGCACCGCAAGGACGCCACAGACGCCGCGCGCTCCGGGGCTAAGGGCTAGGCCATGCTGGCCGGTCAGATCGGGCTGGTTCGCCACTCCGAACACTGGGTGGGCAAGACTGTGGAGTGGGCCACTGACTCCACAGCTTGCCACGTCGTGGTCTTTGTCTCCGAGACCGAGTGCGTGTCCGCTGAACCTACCCGCGTGATCCTGCGAGACCCTGCCAGCTTCCACTCGCTGGAGGTCTCCAGGTTCGAGCTGACGGACGATCAGGTTCACGCCATTGTCATGAGCGCTCGGGGGATGATCGACAAGCCCTACAACACGGCGGCGATCTTCTGCCTGCTGATTTCCAAGCTCACCAGTGTGCCGATCCCTCGGGTTGTCGTGGCATGGCTGGAACGTCGCCCGAATCTCGATTGCAGCCAATTGACGGATATGGCACTACTCGCTGGCGGGCTGCGCCTGTTCCCACATGATTCCGTGCTGGTGGTTCCCGGCCATTTCGAGGCTTATTACCGCGCGCAGGGCTGGCTGAGTGAGCAGCAAGTTGTAAACCCTGTTTAGTAGGTCTGTATTTTCCGGTCAATAAATACACAACTGATAAGATTGTGTCTAAGACGATTGGAGTTTCCCTGTGACCATTATGCAAATCACTGAGGCAGGTGCGCTTGCACCGGCTCAACTGACGGGCAAATCTTGGCGAATCAAGATCATCGAGGGGGATAAAAAGGGTTCTTCCGCCTATTACCCCAAAGAAGCCCTGCAAGAAGGCGCTCCACTTTTCAAGGAAAACACCAAGATTTTCCTGAACCACCCCACGCAGGATGACAAATTCAACCAGCCGGAACGCCGGGTGCAGGATATTGCCGGGTATTTGACCGAGGGTGCCACGTATGACGGCAAAGACCTTTAT